TAAAAGAAAACGGTTATACAAGTTATGCAAACGACATTGAAATTGTCGAGTAAGGAAAAAAGTGATTGATTTTATAATTTTTGGAATAATAGACAACGCAGTAATGATACTAGGTGCTATGACTGGACTAAGTGTTGAAAAATATCTTCCTAAGCCGTTTCAGCAAGGTATAGGTACTGTTATAGGTGCTGGTATAGGAAATGCTGTTAGCGATTTTATGGGAGGAGCAGGTACTGCTAGTTGGGATCTTGCTTTTGGTACAGCATTTGGTTGTATTATTGGTTTAGTGTTTATTCCGATTTTTCAATTATTAAAAAACTTATACGAAGCAAAAAAGTAAAATTTTGGAGTTAAAATGAGCAACGAATACTATAAAATTTTTCCAACAACAATAGGAAAATATTGGTACAACGAAAATGATAGAACTAAATCTCAAATTTTACCTTTGTTAGATTCTACTACAGATAAATTTGAATTTGAAAATGGTATTCATTATTTTGACACAAAACTAAATGCTTTTGATCAACGAGAACTTATTGAACTTAAAAATTTTGTTTTAGCAATGGTAAACCGGTATGCTAAAGAAGTTTTGAATATAACCACAAATATGATTGTTGCAGGTGCATGGATAAACAAAACACATAAAGGATTTTCACAAAAAATACATAATCATGGAAATTCTTATTTAAGTGCAACATATTATTTGTGTTACAATAAGAATATACATAGTTCGATTTGTTTTTACAATAACAAAGAAGGCGAAACTAAGATGCCGTACCTATATTCATTACCTAATGAAATAAATGAATATAACACAATGGGATTTTCTTTTACAGATATAAAAGAAGGAGATTTGTTAGTTTGGCCTTCTTACTTACAGCACGGATTTGATAAAAATGAGGGAGATGATAGAATTAGTATTTCTATGAACTTCTTGCCAGAGTATATTAATAACGGAAATTACAGTTTAAAAATTATTAAACCATGATAGAAGATGATACACATGATAAATTGACCAAAGCATACATGGAGTACTTCAAACAAAACGAAAAATTTGAAGCACGAAACAGTGTGCGTACACATGCAGCCGCTCGTAGATGGCTACGTGAGATACGCAGATTGGCAAGATTACGCTCTATAGAAATACACGAAAAGCACAAAACCAAAAAAGACCAAGGCATCGAATAGGCACGGGTAAGTATCCATATGCAATGGACTTATCAAGGAGCAACAGTTGAAGAAATTCCTCAAGGAGTTGAAGGCTTTGTCTACTTGATAACCAACACTACCAATAATCGCAAATACATAGGCAAAAAACTAGCCAAATTTAAAACTACTAAGCCACCACTCAAAGGCAAAAAAAACAAAAGACGTGGAACTAAAGAATCAGACTGGAGAGACTATTGGGGATCTTCAGATCATTTGATAGCAGACGTCAAGCGATTAGGCCCAGACAAGTTCACAAGAGAAATACTGCACTATTGTCCCAGCAGAGGCGTACTAAGCTATTTAGAGGCAAAGGAACAATTCGACCGAAGAGTATTAGAAACAGATGAGTATTACAACGGAATTATTAATGTACGTGTCGGAAGTTCTAAAGTACTTACAGAATATTTAAAGGCAAACAAGAACGCTGTTTGATCGAGGTTGCTCGATCCTCCAAGATTCTGCGTGAAAGACCGCCGATGGGTGTGGAGATGTTCAACAGGCTGTATGCTACAAAAACCCCTTAGCACTAGGAACGAAGCGGGGGATAGCGCATTTTGCGTGATGTCGACGTAGGTTGGGAAAGGTCAGAGCCCAGTAGCAAAGTCAAACACCTACTTCCGGTCTCGGCTGTGACGAACTCACATGAAGTTTTCGAGATGATGGAACCGCTGTGTAGGTTCCGTCTGACTGAAACAATCTACATGAAGCATTAGTGCTTCGCACTTAATTAATCAAATATAAAAGTGTTGAGCGCAAGCGAAACACAAATGAGCTTTAGCTCATTTCATTACTACTACAATCAATGTAAATCAGGATCACGACCAAAACCTGGTTTAACTGTAGAATGTTGTGTTTCAACTATTTCATATTCCGTATTTGGGTTTTGGTCTTTTAAAATCTGTAAGGTTTCGTTGGCTTGATATATGTCAAGCAGTTTTTCAACTACAACCTCTTTGGTTCTTGCGTCTACGATGTGCCAATGGCTATACATATTATATGTGTCCTATCCAATGGCAACAATCATCATGTGGATCATCTATTTCACTATCCATAGTAGATTATTTACTATCTCTTGTACCTAGATAAATAATAATACTTAATAATTTAGGATTAACCATGCGTATACGACAAATTACCGAAGCACCACCTTTGTTTCCTGGTAGTACAGGGCAGCAACTAGAACTACCTTTGCCTGGCGGCAGTGGTAAAGCACCTAAACTTTTCTCAGTAACTCCTGTTGAAGGTGGGGGATTTGCTGTCATAGACAAGAATAACAAAGTATACGGCACACTCAACAGCAAGTTAGACGCCCGTATGGCATCAATTAAACTAAATCGTCAAGCAGGAAAACTAGGACTAGGCACACCTGAATTTGAAAAAGCTGCAGCTCAAAGCGTAAAAGATTTTAAACTTAACACAAAAGAACTAGATCTACAAAAATTAAAAGCACCTGATAAAAGCAGTCCTGCTAAGAAAGTTGCTCAAAAAGCTGGAAAATTTGGAGCTCATGTAATCGGAATGGCAACTAAAACAGCATGGGGTGCATTACTGTTTGGTTTGATTGCTGTAGAAGAATTAATGTCCGAACTTGACGGTTGGGCAGATGCATATGAAAAATCAGGCTGTAATATCAATGACGCTACTGTTAGAGCATACACTGTAAAAATTCGCAAAGTGCTCACAGGTGAACTAATTGGTCTTGGAGCAATGGTAGCTGCAGGAGCAAAAGCAGTAAAAACACTTAGCAATCTATTGATGTTGCTAGGACCAGCAGGTTGGATAGCAAGAGCCGTTGCTTGGGTAGCAGTTCCAGTTGCAGCTTACATGCTAGGTAAAGCACTTGCAAATACAAAATTTGTAGATGGTATTTCAGAATGGGTGCTAGGAGGAATACTAGAACCCAGAGTAATCAGAGCCTTTTCATTTCCAAATTGTCCTAAGGAAAGCATTTATCTAGAAACAGCAGACGCAGACGCTGATAAACTTAGTAAGTCGTTGAAAATTGATGCTAAAAAAGATGCTAGACAAGGACTAAAACAACTAATCAGTGATGATCCTAAAATGAAAAAGATCTATCTAGCAACTAAGAAAAAAGTTAAAGCAGGGGAAGTTTAGTCTTTTCGACTGTTTCAATATTTTCTTTGATAATTTTACCAAAGATTTCTCTGTCATCAGCACTAATAGTATGCATTAGATCGTGATAGGTCATGCTTCCACGCATATACCAACCTATTTTATAAGTGTCGTATTTTAATTGTTTGATTTCGTTTTGAAACTTTTTATCTAGCTCTATAATATCAGATTGCGAGAGTCCAAGGACCTGGTTCCGAAAAAACTTGCGTAGTCCATGTTTATTTTGGAGCGATACGTCTTGTTGCATTCTTCGTTTATACAAGTTGCTTCGAAGCGTGGAATATCCCAAACGTCTGTGATACCTTTGATGCTTTCTTTGAGTTTGTTGTAAAACTCTGCATCATGATCTTTGATAAAATCTAAAATAACACTTTTGTCAGATTCTTCATCTTTGTTGTCAGTAATTTTATCAATGTAACTAACTGCTAATCTTAGATTTAGATTTGTCATCTGTGCCATAAGATCATTTAGTTGTTTGTCTTTTTCCATTCTTGAAATAGATTGTGTCTCAATCTGAGATATTTGTCTTTGTAGTGTATAGTGTTCTCTACTAAATTCTGTATTTGTAGCATAGTCTATTGGATTAACATGCACAGTCAAATCACCAATAGTAAATTGTCCTGTTACAGGATAATCTACAAAATGACCCATTAAATGCTGCAGATCTAGTTGACTTTCATTTGGTTGCCTACAATTAGGACATGAGCTACCTACATTCATAGTTTCGCCATATGTAGCAACTCTGATTGCTAAAAGCACATAGTCTATGTCATAGCCTACTAGTTTCCAAGGATCAATAATTGCAGGAATACAACTTTTAATAATACTTGCAGTTGCTTCTCCTGTAAAAAGTGCATCAGGTGTTTTAACCATTATTTCGTCCATAGTAGTCATGCCAAACACAGCAATTTGCGAATACTGCTCATCTTGGATGATATCTGCATTATAGAATTTGCCGTGACTTGGTAGATCTATGTATATTTTTGGTTGTCTTTTGTATTTTTGTAAAAAATCTGACATGTTTATCCTTGCATAAATAGTTATACAGCATTATTTATAATGCTAATAGAACTGGATTTTACTTTATGGCTCTTGAACAAGAAGATAAAAACGCTATCGTTAATGCGATTACTGCTGGCTTTGAAAAGGCAGCAAAAATTCAAACACAATCTTCACCATCTACTGGTAGTGGCGGCGGGGGATCTGGTGGTGCCAATATACAATTAAACAAATCTGTAGAAGGATTTGCAGGAGTTCTGCAAAAAGGCGGAGGCAGAATATCTGAGGTAACAGGCGCATTTGCTACTCTTTTACCTACCGACACGCTCAAAAACTTTGGTAAAGGCATAGGCGGCATTGCTGGATATGTAGAGGACACACAAGGCGTTTTCCAAGCTCTTTCAAAAGTAGGTGCAGGCCTAAACGGTAATCTAGGAGATCTAAGAACACAGGCTGCTCGCACAAGAATGCCTCTCGATGCTTTTGCAAATATGGTAGCAAACAATGCACAGCAACTCACAGGGTTAGGCGGCAGTGTTACAGATGGTGCTAGGAAATTTGCAGCCATGAGTGAAGCAATGTTTAGTGGACCAGCGCCGTTGATTGACGGTTTCATGAACATGGGTATGAGCATTGAAGAAGCCAACGAATTTGTTATTAAAAATACCGAACTTACAAGACGTCAAGCAATGATTACAGGTATGACAGAAATGGAACAAGTTGCAGCAGCTCAAGAAATGGCAAAGAATTTGCAAATAGTTGCAAAATTAACTGGTAAAGACGCAAAACAAATGCAGGATCAATTGATTGAACGACAACGTGACGGTGCAACACAAGCAAGACTGCGTTTGTTAGAAAAACAAGGTGTTGAAAATGCACAAGAAGCATATGCAGGCGCACAAGCAGAACTAGCAAAATCACCTAAAGTAGTTGGAGACTTAATGGACGATCTGTTACAAACAGGTGCACCAATGAGTGAAGCAACCAAAAACTTTGCTGCTACTAACCAAGAAGCCTATGCACTTTTACAAAAAGCTGCAGAAGCAAACAAAGCAGGCGATGTAGAAGCTGCAAAAAAATATGCTGCTGAAGCGGCCGCGGCAACTGCAAAATTTGCAGATAGTGAGCAAGGACTTATGTTAGCAACACTGGCCCAAGCAAGTGATATTGCACAAGGACAAGCAGACCTATTAGAAGAAATGGCGCCTTTGATTGATGCAACTGCTGCACATATGAAAAAAATTAAAGACAGTACCGGTCAAGAAGTCACATTTAGAGAAGCATTTGTAGATAATCTAAAAAGATTAAAAGAACAAACTGAAACAGAAATACAAGGAAAAGCTGTAGGACAAGATGCATTGATAGCAACTAACCAAGGTCAAAAAACTATTGCAAACAGCGTATCTACTATTAATGAAGAATTAGGAAAACAAATCCAAAGCAATCAAGCATTGTTAAAAGTATTCGATTCTATAAAAGATTCGGGTAAATTCACCCAAGAAGAAATTGACGGATTTGTAGGAGATCTTATGGGAGTTATTCCTAGCGAAGATTTAACAGGTATTGCAAATAAAATGGAAGCTCTATTGCCATTCCTAAAAGAACAAGGACTAGTTACTCAAGAAACAGTTGATATGTTGAAAAAACTAGACGCTCCAGGAACTAGCCAAGAAGAAAAAGAAGGCATTAGAAAACAATTAGAAGCAGCAGGAGTTTTAAAAGAAGGTTCGTTGTTAGTAACACCCAAAATAGAAAAAGCACTTTCTGATGCAGATGCTGCAAACTTTCAACAGCAAGAACAATCAGGTAATTTAGAAGAAGGATCAAGTGGCGGATATCTAGGAAGAATATGGAATTGGATGAAAGGCATAGCTGGTTACGATGAAGGTACCGGCGGATTCCAAAATTTTGGCAAGGGCACAGCAGTTCTTGCACACGGCCTGGAAGCTATTGTTCCTAAAGACAGTGTTCAAGGTCAACTATTAAGTGCATTTCCAAATGGATTAAAAGACGTTCAAAATGCTATGGCAACCATGGGGAACAAGTTTGATCCTAGCACAATGGGTCAAGAAGTAGCATCTGCAATGACATCTTCCCCTGCTACAAGCAAAATGGGCGAAACTTCTGAAGATTCTCTTGACAATCTGAACCAAACCATGTTACAATTAGTTGAAATAAATAGAAGAACGCTTGATGTTGCCAGTAGACAGTTAAAAGCTACAAAAGGTTTAGATGGTAACGTAATGAGCAGTGTAGGAATATAAAATGAGTTGGAAAAAATATTTTACACCTGTACCAACAGGTGATAATACATCAGGCAGTTATTCGCCTATCAATGGCAGAAATAGTGCAACACAGCCTGGACCAGCTCGTTCAAACTATTCAAGTTATTTGCCAGATGTATATGTAGGTACCCCTAATCGCGTAGAACGATATGGGCAATACAATACTATGGATTTAGATTCAGAAGTAAATGCCGCATTGGATATTCTTGCTGAATTTTGCACACAGAAAAACAAAAAGAACGATACACATTTTGATCTCAAATTCTACAAAGATGCTACAAATTCAGAAGTACAGATACTAGGACAGTATCTCAAACAATGGTATAAAATCAATAACTTTGAAAACAGAATGTTTAGAATATTCCGTAATGTATTCAAATACGGAGACGGATTTTTCCTAAGAGATCCAGAAACAAAAAAACTATATCACGTTGATCCTGCTAAGGTAAACAGAATTATTGTTAATGAATCGGAAGGTAAGACTCCTGAGCAGTATGTTGTCAAAGACGTGCAGTTTAATTTCAGAGATTTAGTAGCAACAAAACCACACCAAACAAACGGTAATATTACAGGTGGCGGAAGCGGATATTATCAAGGTGGTGTTAGAGGAATGGTAGGTAACTATCCTAATCAAGCAGGCTCAAGATTTACTATAGAAGATGGTGAAGTAGCAGTTAACGCAGAACACATGTTCCATCTTAGCCTATCAGAAGGACTAGATAACAACTATCCTTTTGGAAACAGTTTACTAGAACAAATATTTAAAGTATATAAACAAAAAGAACTATTAGAAGACGCAATTATTATCTATCGTGTACAGCGAGCTCCAGAACGTAGAGTATTTTATGTTGATGTAGGTAACATGCCAAGTCACCTTGCAATGCAGTTTGTTGAACGTGTAAAAACAGAAATACACCAAAGACGTATTCCTTCAAAAACAGGTGGAGGTACCAATGTTATCGACAGTGCGTACAATCCACTAAGCACAAACGAAGATTACTTCTTCCCACAAACCGCAGAAGGTAGAGGTTCAAAGGTTGAAACACTACCAGGTGGTACTAATCTAGGAGAAATTGATGACCTTAGATACTTTACTAATAAACTCGTTCGTGGTCTCCGTATACCAAGTTCATACTTACCTACTGGCGCAGACGATAGCCAAGCAAGTTATAACGACGGCAGAGTTGGCACAGCATTTATACAAGAATTAAGATTTAACACATACTGTGAAAGACTGCAAAATTTACTTGTAGAAGAATTTGATCAAGAGTTCAAACGTTTCTTATTAGAAAAAGGCGTAAACATTGACACAGCAATGTTTGATCTTAAATTTATGCCACCACAAAACTTTGCAGCATACAGACAAACTGAACTTGACAACCAACGTATAAGTTCATTTGCACAAGTACAAGCAATTCCATTTATTTCAAATCGCTTTGCTCTAAAACGTTTCTTAGGATTTAGTGCAGAAGATCTTGCAGAGAATGAACGCATGTGGAGAGAAGAAAATGATGAAACTCTAACACCTCCACCGGGTGATGCTGCAGGCGAAATGCGCGGCGTAGGAATTTCAAGTGCAGGCATAAGTGCAGATATTAGTGGTGCA